AAGGCTTAACCGATGAGGATGCCGTTCCTGATATGCCGGATGAGCCTAATACCAAATTGGGCGACATTTACCAATTGGGTCGGCATAGGTTAATGTGCGGGGACAGCACAAGCCTAAATGATGTGGACAAGTTGATGCAGGGAACTTATCCCGACCTTATCCACACCGATCCGCCTTATGGAATGAATGCTGTAAGCAAATCGTCAGTTTTAAAGAAAAATTACAAAATTGACATATTGGGCGATGACACGCCGGACGTGGCAAAGGACGCATTTAACTTAATTTTTGGCTTGTACCCGGATGCAAAGCATATTTGGTGGGGTGCAAACTACTATTGTTCCGTATTGCCGGACAGCGAGTGTTGGCTGGTTTGGGATAAAAATAATGGTCAATCCGACCAAACAGATTGTGAACTGGCTTGGGCAAACTTCCGAAGTGTTGTCCGTCAATTTACCCAAGCATCGGAAAAGATAAACCGGGTGCATCCAACCCAAAAGCCTGTTTCATTGATGGAATGGATTATTAAACGCTTTAAATTGTCTGCAAAGACCATTGCCGACTTCTTTGGTGGGTCGGGAAGCACATTGATTGCCGCCGAAAAAAATGGAATTCAAGCCTTTGTTATGGAGTTTGACCCAAGGTTTTGCGATGTAATTGTTAAGCGTTGGGAAGACTTCACAGGCAAAAAAGCCGAATTGTTGACAGAAACCGTAGAATCTGCCTAAAATTTAAGCAAATTCCCCTCTATAAAATGAATCACGAACATTTACCTACGGACGAGAGCAAACGCATGGTCGAAAGCACCAGCGGTTTAGGCTTGCCCCATGAGCAAATTGCCATTTTGGTCGGCATAGACGACAAGACGCTGCGTAAGCACTACCGCACCGAACTGGATATGGGCAAGGCCAAGGCAAATGGGCAAATAGCTAAGACGCTTTTCAGCAAAGCCACGGGCGGAGACACGACTGCGCTTATTTGGTGGACTAAAACCCAATTAAAGTGGGCTGAGACGCAAAAGCACGAAGTCACGGGCCAAGACGGTGCGCCACTGGTAACGGGCATTCAGGTTTCATTTGTAAAGCCCGATGAACCAAGTAACTGAGGCAATCTCAAAGGCTGAGTTCCCCATTAAGTTGGAGGGACTGTTTAAGCCATCACGGTACAAGGTTCTTTATGGCGGCAGGGGTGGTGCAAAGAGTTGGGGCATAGCCCGTGCGCTGCTGATTAAAGGCGCTAAAACTCAGATGCGAATACTTTGCGCCCGTGAATACATGACCAGCATGAGGGATTCTGTTCACAAACTGCTGTCTGACCAAATACAAGCCTTGGGGCTTTTAGGCTTTTACGAGATAACCCAAGCGAGCATTCGAGGGCAGAACGGCACAGAGTTTGCCTTTGCTGGCTTAAAGAACAACATTGCCAACATTAAATCCTATGAGGGTGTTGACGTTTGTTGGGTTGAAGAAGCCCAAACGGTAAGCCGCTTAAGTTGGAACGTGCTTATTCCAACCATTCGTAAAGAAAAGTCGGAGATTTGGGTATCGTTTAACCCTGAGTTAGAGACAGACGAAACCTATCAGCGGTTTGTTATCCATCCCCCAGCAGACTGCATCAGTATCAAAATCAACTGGTCGGACAACCCTTGGTTCCCTGAGACGCTACGGTTGGAAAAAGATGGTCTTAAAGACCGTGACCTTGAGGCGTATAACCAAGTATGGGAAGGCTTATGCCGTCAATCGGTCGATGGCGCTATCTTTGGCAAGGAATTGCAGCAAGCCGAACTAGACGGACGCATTACCCGTGTTCCGTATGACCCGACAAAGCCTGTCCACGCCATCTTTGACTTGGGATGGGCAGACAGCACCTCAATTTGGTTCTTGCAGTTTGTGGGCATGGAGACCCGATTGATACGGTACTTGGAAGACAGCCAAAAGACAATCACGCATTACATGGCAACAATGCAGACGTTTGGCTATGTGTACGACACAATATGGCTACCGCATGATGCTGGCAACCAAACACTTGCAGCCGCGGGGCGGTCTATTGGTGACATTGTAAGGAACGCTGGCTTTAAGACGCACATTTTGCCCCGTGTGCCAATTATTGATTCGATTAACGCAGGGCGGTCTATATTCCCAACCTGTTACTTTGACCGAGACAACGCAGCGGACGGGATAAACTGCTTGCGGCATTACCGCTTTGAGGTTGACCCAGCAACGGGACAATTTGGCAAAACGCCACTGCACGACCATTACAGCCACGGGGCTGACGCTTTTAGGATGATTGGGCTTATGATTACAAAGCCAAAAGACCGACAATCGAAGCCTGAAATCAGTGTTGCGGCGAATTGGATGGACTAATATAATCATCGGCAACAAGGGTATATATGAAAAACTCATCCGGTAAAGACCAACGCATAACCGATGCGATTAAGTTTTGGGGCTTGGTCAATGATGCTGACAGCACCAACCGTGCGGAAGCGTTGAACGACATTAAGTTTGCCGCTGGCGACCAATGGCCTGTCGAGATTCAGAACAGCCGCAATGTGGAAGCCCGTCCCTGCCTGACTATTAACAAGATTGATTCCTACATCCGTCAGGTAACAAACCAACAGCGCCAGCAACGACCACGCATCAAAGTTCATCCGGTCAACAACCTTGCAGATTACAAGATTGCCCAAGTGATTGAGGGCATGACCCGGCACATTGAAGTCAACAGCAACGCCGATACCGCCTATGACACAGCGTTTGACTACGCAGTTCGCATGGGTTGGGGCTACTGGCGCATTAACACCCGCTATGTGAGCGAGGATTCATTCGACCAAGAAATCTACATCGACACGATTGACAACCCGTTTACCGTGTACTTTGACCCAAACAGCATCTTGCCCGATGGTTCAGACGCAGAGCGTTGCCTGATTACCACAATTATGGACAAGAAGGTGTTTAGGGACTACTACCCTGATGCTGACGATGGCGGCAACTTTGTGCAGCGCAGCACAGGCGATGACACTGCGGCATGGATTACCAAAGAGGACATTCGCATTGCCGAATTCTTTTATATCGAGCGTGAACGGGCAAAACTGTACCAATTGAGCGATGGCAGCAAAATGTTTGCCGATGGCAACAAGTTCTTTGAGCGTGTAGAAGCCGCAGGGCTAACCATTGTTGATGAGCGTGACAGTTTCCGCAAGTCGGTTAAGTGGTGCAAGATGACCGCCCTTGAGATTCTTGAGGAAAAGACTTGGGCAGGTAAATTTATCCCCGTTGTCCCTTGCTACGGCGCACAGGTTATCGTTGACGATAAGCGCAAGAAATACGGCTTGGTACGCTTTGCCAAAGACCCACAGCGGATGTACAACTTTTGGCGCACAGCGATGACCGAATCTGTGGCTCTTGCTCCCAAGGCTAAATGGCTGCTGGCAGAAGGCCAAGACGAAGGCCACGAAAACGAGTGGGCAATGGCTAACATTAAGTCAAGCCCCGTGTTGCGCTACAAGCAAAAAGACATTGAAGGGCAACCAGCCCCCGTACCGTCACGCTTACAGCCCGAAGGCCCACCACAGGGCATCATGGAAGCCGCTGGCGCTATCTCGGCAGACTTGCAGATGGTGTTGGGCATTGTTGACCCAAACCAATTGCCAAGCGGTAACATTTCCGGCAAGGCACTGGCAGGGCAGCAGAACCAAGTTGACCTATCCAACTTCCACTTCTACGACAACATGACCCGCAGCATTCGGCACACGGGCAAAATCTTGCTGGACTTGATTCCAAAGATTTACGATACCGAGCGTGTCATGCGTATCATCGGCTCAGACGGACAGCCTGACATGACCACAATCAACCAAGCCACTGAAGTCGGCGAAGTGTTGAACGATGTGACCGTTGGAGAATACGATGTGGTGATGGACACTGGCCCGGGCTTCCAAACTAAACGCCAACAAGCGGTCGAGGCCATGATGCCTTTGCTGACTAGCAACCAAGAACTGTTCAACATTGCTGGCGATTTGGTGTTCCGCAACATGGACTTTCCCGGCGCTGACGTAATTGCAGACCGACTTGCGTCAATGAACCCAATGGCAAACATTGACGAGAAATCTGATATTCCACCCGAAATTCAAATGCGTTTGGCACAGGCGCAGAAGCAAGTTCAAGATATGCAGCAACAATTGCAAGCGGCACAGTTGGAAATCAACAATCGTGGTCAAGTTGCCCAAATCAAAGAGGAAGGCGCAAACAAACGCAAACTCATGGAAGTTACCGCAAAAGCGCACAACACCGAGACAATGGCAGAAGTCAAAGTTAACGACCAAAACACCCGTGCTATCACAAGCCAAAACAAGACTGAGATTGACGCAATTGTTGAACTAATGTTGCACCACATGGACACAACCCGTCTTATGAAGGAAATTGACAAGCGCAACACGGAGCAAGGTCAATATGCCACGATTGCGGCGCAAGATATTGACCAAGGTCAAAATCCGTTTATGGGCGGCGAACAACAAATCCCGATGCAATAATTGACGGTTACAGAATTGTGTGGTAAAAACCACAAAACCTTACCAGTTGGGTCAACTGGGTTAATTCTTAGGGAAACCTATGTCAGATTTAGCGGAAAGACTTGCAGCCAATGTGGTGACAAGTGAAAATTTAGCAGAATTTAATGCGAAAAGAATGGGTTTAGCCGAACCTGCGGAAGTTGTCGAGGCTGCGAAAGCAGAGCCGACCCCCGATGTGGAAAGCCGGAGTGAGCCAATTGAAGCAAGCGATGATGCGACAGCGACAGAGGATAGAAAACAAAATCCTAAGTTGGAAAGACGGTTCTCTGAAATCACCAAGCAACGTGAAACCGCACGGGCAGAAGCCCAGCGGGAACGGGAAGCAAGGGAAGTTTTAGAAGCCAAGGTAAGGGACTTGGAAGCCAAGGTAACGCCTAAAGCGGAGCCAGCAGCAGACCAAGAACCGTTGCCGGAGCAGTTTACCGATATGTACGAATACGCCAAGGCGTTGACGGACTACCGGGTTGACCAGCGAATGAATGAGGAAAAGCAGAAGGAAGTACAAGCAAGAGCAGCCGCCGAACGGGACAAAGTAATAAATGTTTGGGCCGACCGGGTTAAAGCAGCGAAAAGCGAGATTCCTGATTTTGATGACATGGTTGGGTCTGCTGACGTTACGGTTAGTAACGAAGTGCGTGATGCAATCTTTGAAAGCGAAGTCGGGCCTCGTATCTTGTACCATCTTGCTGAGAATCCTGAAATCGCTACGAAACTGCAAGGCATGACCTTGACATCCGCTTTGCGACAAATTGGGAGATTGGAAGCACAGTTTGAAAAGACTGAGCCTCAGATAAAGCCTGTTGTTGGGAAAAGTAAAGCCCCCTCACCGATAAACCCAATTAGGTCTTCGGCTAACGGGCGTGATGTAAACCTCACTGGAGACGGTGAATTTCATGGTTCATATCAGGCTTGGAAAGCAGCGAGACTAGGTGGGCGAATTCGGTAAACCCATTCTTTAAGGAAATTTTATTATGTCTAACAATCTTCTGACGGTATCGATGATTACCAATGAAGCGTTAATGGTTCTTGAGAACTCATTGACATTCTCTAGCGAAGTCGAACGCAACTATGACGACCAATTTGCCGTCACTGGTGCAAAAATCGGCGCAACCCTGAACGTCCGTAAACCCGGTCGTTTTATTGGTACTACTGGCCCTGCTTTGAACGTTGAAGACTTCAACGAGACAAGCGTACCCGTAACCCTGTCCACTCAATTCCACGTTGACACACAGTTCACTAGCCAAGACTTGACACTTTCGCTTGATTCGTTCAGCGACCGTGTTTTGAAACCCGCTATTGCTGCAATTGCCAACAAGATTGACTTTGACGGTTTGACAATGGCAAAAAACAACACTGCTAACATCGTTGGCACTGCTGGTACACCTCCAACTGGCCTTATCACCTACTTGACCGCTGGTGCATATTTGGACAGCGAAGGCGCACCTCGTGACGGTCGCCGTTCTTGCATCGTTGAACCCTTCACTGGCGCAACTATCGTTGACAGCCTGAAAGGTTTGTTCGTTCCTTCCGACAAAATCGCTTCTCAGTACAGCAATGGCCTGATGGGTAAAGATTCTGCTGGTATGAACTGGCGCATGGACCAAAACGTTATTTCACAAACTTTCGGTTCTTATGCAACCGCTACTTTGTCTTGCAACACCACGACTGGAACAGGCTTCTTGACAACTGGCTGGGCTTCAACCTCCACCATTGCCTTGACCGCTACTACTGCGACTGCTGGCTTGAAACAAGGTGACGTGATTCAGATTGCTGGTATCTACGCAGTCAACCCACAGAACCGCCAAGCCTACGGTAGCAACAAGTTGCGTAACTTTGTAGTGACCGCTGCTGTAACCGTGGGAACTTCCGGCACAACTTCTGTGACCGTTAGCCCTGCTGTGATTACCGCTGGTCAGTTCCAAAACGTTAACTTGGCTTCCACTAGTTCTACTGCTGTGGTTACTCCGTTCAACAACACTGGTACTGTGTCTGCACAGAACATCGTGATGCACAAAAACGCATTTACCTTGGCTTGCGCTGACCTTGAATTGCCTAGCGGTGTCGTGTTTGCAGGTCGTTCTTCTGATAAAGAACTTGGCTTGTCCATGCGTATCGTTCGCCAATACACTATCAACAACGATTCGATCCCAACTCGTGTTGATGTGTTGTATGGCTGGGCGCCTCTGTACCCTGAACTCGCTTGCCGAGTAGCAGCCTAATGGTCTAGGGGGGTGTAAAAGCCCCCCGTTCTTAAACTCTTAAAGGAAAATATCATGGCAAATCCCGGCCCAGCAACCACAGTAACCGCAAACTACATCTTTAATGGTGATGCTAGCGGTGGTGTCCTACTCGGTGGCGCTGCCACCAACTTGGTAGGCTTTCACGGCGCAACCCCTGTTGCCCAAGCCGCAACGATTGCAGCAATCGGTAACAGCGCCACTGGCACTGAAATCGCAACTGCTGTAAACGCAATCATCACCGCATTGAAAAACAAAGGCTTAGTTGCCTCTTAATTCCATGCGGAAATGACGAAAAGCCACTCTCAAAAGGGGTGGCTTTTTCTCTTTGCAGGTCTATAATTCACCAAACTACCAAAGGACTGAAAAATGGTCAACGTCTCAGTTATTCGTGTGTCAGGTCGTACATACGCACTTGATTTAACAACGTCCGCAAGTACTGCGCTTTTAATTGAAGCCACTACCAACGACCAAGCCAACTACGTTCACTTGCTAAACACTGGCACTGGCGTTGCATCGGTAGAGTTTTCTAACTCAAGCACAGTGCCTACTCCTATCATTGCAAGCACAGGCAACAAAGGTTCTTACGTTCTGCCAGCCTCAATGAACTACCCATTGATTATTGCAGCGCCCAAAGCGCCGTTCTACATTAAAGCCATTAGTTCAGGTACGAACACACTCTACATCACAGCCGCACAAGCGGGTTAAAAGAGGGACGCTATGTCCAACAACGAAACCGCAGTCACCTCAACGGTAAATTTTGTTCCCGTTCAGGGAACGTTCCAACCTGCGCCCGGATTTGAGTTAATCTCATTGATTGGCCCTGCTGGAACGCCTTTCTATGCAAGTATTTCGCCGAATCAATCCGGCTTAAACATCACCAACAGCACAATAAACAGCACAACCATTGGGGCAATAAGCCCGTCAACGGCTGCTTTTACTGCTGGAACGGTGGCGGCTGCGCCTACGGGTGCGGCTGACCTTGTAAATAAACAATACGTTGATTATTTTGTTGCTGGTTTAAGTTGGAAGTCGCCCGTTGCTGCCGCATCAATGGCAAACATTACAAGCCTTTCGGGGCTTTTAACCATTGACACGGTGACGCTGGTGGCTGGTGATACGGTATTGGTAAAGAACCAAACCAATGCGGCAAATAACGGCATTTATGTTGTATCGGCTGGCGCATGGACACGTTCAATCGGCGCTGACGTTTGGACTGAATTTGTTGGAGCAATCGTTTTTGTTGTTGGTGGCACACAAGGTGGCTCGGCTTGGTATTGCACAGCGCAACCCGGTGGCACTTTAGGCGTAACCGCAATCAATTGGTCAAACTTTTCTGTTTCGTCCACTTACTCGGCTGGCACAGGGTTAACCCTAACGGGAACAGTATTTAGCATTACACCCGTGGGAACTGCTGGAGTTTATGGCTCGGCATCGTCCGTGCCTGTTT